TTCGTCTGTTGTTAGTCGCGCGACAACGGGAGTGGCTTCATCAAAATTCTGATGAAGGCAGCCCGCGCCACTGCTCACTGTACCTTTTAGTCTTTTGAACTTTCCAGGTAAGGAGGAAACAAGAAGCTTATACACCCTTTTGAACCGAGCGTCGCACGAAAGCTCACCATTACAGCGGTGTGCCATCATACGGACACTGTTGGCCATATGGACGATGTTCTTGGCAGACAATAAGCCCTTTTTATTGTAGAAGGGCTTGACACTTACACCATTCCACCAATAGGCTCCACAGCTTTCCCTAAAGTAGCCGCTTGATGCGGTTTTCCTAAGGTTGACTTTGAAGCCCAGAAACTTGGTGAAATCGGCGTACAGCTGGTATGCCTCGGACGGCAAAACAACGTCGTCACCAAAAACCGAGACGGGACCCTCAACCCCTACGTAGTCGCGACAAGCAATCGCCGCGGCGTAGAAAATTAAGGACTCGAGCTCGAAGGTGAAACCGTTGCCCATGCTTGAAAATTTCTCAAACACGGAGGAACTACCGTTTAAGACATAATTCTCGCTTCTCAGAACTTCTAGCAGTGTGGTCCAACGAGGAGGTAATAGCGTCCTAACCACCGATTTCGCAATGGTGTCAGACGCCGCCTCGAAGTCCACGCAAGTGAGTCGCTCGCCAAGACTACCACGTCTGGCAAGCTTCTCATTCCTGCTGCTATGATTCAGATCCACGCCGTGCTTCCGAAGTCTGCGACGAATCATCTTACCTGCGCCTTTTTGGAACCAGAGATTGATACCTGGTTCAACGCAGATGGTCCGATCCGTCTTTGCATTCTTCGGCACACTCGTCACCTTGCCGAAGTCGTTCACGATCCACCGTTCTGGGAACTGCATCGCCGCCCACAAGGGGTAGGCAGCATTCCAGGGCAAACCGTGCGCGACGTGGTACAGCCTAAGGCTTATGTGGCGTTCTTGTTTGAACTTGATGGCGGCACTGGTGTCTAGACCCTTAACACAGGTCGTCGATCCAGGGCCCCACCCGCTTGACGAAAGGAGCTCATCTATAAAGTCTGTACCAAAGCTTTTAGCCTCGGCCGACTCTTGCGACGCGTCACCATCTAGGATTTGACTGATTTTACGAATGGTTGCATTAAGCAACCAAACGTTCGACCCACTATATTCAGGGTCGAAAGCCAAATTCCGAAAACGGCGATTTGTTGATGCGCACGCGGCCTCGCTTTCGCGAAACTTTTCAAATGCCACAGCCTCCGTATCAAAAGACGTTTTTAGGGTCTCAGATTTACGGAGGAAGTTGACGCAGGCGTAGGCATCTCTGAACTCGCTCAAGTTGTTGAAACAGAGCGGGTCCAGATCCTTCGAGACAAGCTGATCGAACTCACCGTGCTTGTAAAGCATATAGCACGAGAGCGCGATTGGCGAGTTTTTGAAGGCGCAGAAGAACTCTTCTACCAGCATGGATTCATCGCTGGCGGTCAAGTGCACATCAGTCCAGGGAGAAGGTTTCCCCTTGGCGCGTTTCTTGTTGCTTTTCATTTAAATCTCCTAGTTTAGTGAGATAAAGCATCGGGCAAGTGCTACCAGCCCGAAAGAACGACCTGCCAGATCAGTTTCAACCTGGCGGAACGACAGCTGGCTGTGTTACCACAGAGAATCCAGCTTGTCGAACAGAGCGATGCCGTGACCTGTGGAATTCAGCAGGCCTTGCATCATAACGCGAAGATTCTCGCGTTGTTGCTCAGTCGAACGCTTATGAAAAGTAGCTAACACGTCTACCGTGTTCAGGAAGGCCCTGGTCGGCGCCGGCGTGATGCCGTTATACGTCGATGCAACAGTTACCTCCATTACCGGAGCGGTCAGTTTGAAGCGCGCACGATGAAGCGGGTTGGTCTTCGTCGGCTTCTGGATCCAAATTTCGAGAGTCGGAAACGCATCAGCGATCCCGCTTACTCGATCTTCGAATTTCCAGTAGCCCGGCTTGACATCAGCCACGTTGAACGTGTGTGCTACGGGGGTGTTTTCACCATCGTTAAGTCCGGTGATATCAGCAAGTTGTCCCATTTGGGATTCCCTTCTATTTTAGAAGTTTTTGAAGTAGAAGTGCAACAGATGTCACACCATGTGACAGAGAAACAGGGTTCTTAAAGCGAGGCAGCATCGCCGATGGAGGCTCCGTCAATAAAACACGGTCTTTCTCATCGAAAAACGCTACAACCGATCCTGAAACTTCTGTCACGCCGGAAACAGCGTAGGAGGTTTCTTCCCACAACTGCTTTAATAGCACAGGCTGAGACACACGAACAGCTATCCGAGTGGCAAGCGTCCCATCCCTAAATGTCAGACCGGTATGACTGGTCATGGACTCAAGGAGATTCGAGACGCTGAAAAACCAATCCACAAGGTAACTGCCGGGTGTAAGCTCCCAGAGTGCCTCAAACGGGTTAAGCAGACCAAGAGATGCCAGATCTGCGTAGAGAGGGCGGGCAATGTCAAACCGGCACTGATACCTTGCGGTAACAGTGTAGTCAAACACGGCGCCGCCCTTTTCGACTCTCCCGTATTCAGTAGCCGAACCCTTATGTTGAACGTAAGCGGATACGCCAAGGCTATCCGCTAGCATAAGAACTGACTGCTGAAGGTCCGAAATCAAGGGAGATAAGCCGAAGTGTTCCATCAGGTAAGCCGACGAGATTTCGCGTGTTGCAGTGCGAGCCTCATCAGCGCCTGGTTTCACAACATAGGCCGATTTCGGATGCTTACTGTGTGGGATCCTGGAGAGGAGCCCCCTGATCCGCGCAAGAATCTCGCGTATCATTGTCACAGTTTTGTCGGCTTCTACACTCATCGTCCCTACGTTAGGCTGTTCGCCGCGTAGGGTTTCAAAGTATCTAAGTCGAGCACGTTCCTTCGCCTTCTCAACTGCCGTAGCTATATCGGCGAGCTGACGTACGGCGAAAGCCACGTCGGTAAGGAACTCGATCGGTTGACCGTTCGCTCCGAGGATCACTCCTTGGGAGTATAGGCTGACCCAAAAATCTTCATTCGTTGGGATCATGCCGCTAACTGTCCGTTGCCAAGGTTCATCTGGCTTCAGACCGCTAGGGTATCGGTAAACATAGAAGTCTCGTCGACTTCCGATCAAGAGCGGCTGTGAGCTGCGCACGCGATGATACGCGTGTTGAGCAGCAAACAGACGCTCCACCTTCGAGGGGAACATCGGGTCTTGCAATTTTACCCGAATACTCGAGGAAGCTTGGCTCAAACGCAACAAACGCTTTTCCCAGAGAGTTTTTTTGTCTCTGAGACGCATCTGTCGGCTCATTACATTAAGAGCTAACTTCTCCCATCTCGCAAACTTATTATCACTGACCGCGCCCTTACGGGGCGGTGCGGGAACAACCGGAGACGCCGCACTCACAAGCTTCTGAGTTTTGGCAATCTTCGCTTGCAGCACTGCAAGGTGCTGGATAAGCCGTTGGCGCTTCACAGCGTTCAACGTGCGGGATTTAACGAAGGCGGATGCCGGCATGGTATCAGTAGACTGAACATCGGTTGTAATGATATTCACGTCACCCTCAGCGGTTAGCTGAGATGTCGACTGCGGGTTCCCACCCGTATCGAACTGATCAAAGCGAAATCTGCCCGGAAAGGCAAATTGGCTCATGCCGTAACACCGTAAGACTGGCTAGTCTGACTCACGTCGACCGCCACGGTGCTCCCTACGATGACTCCCAGCGAGCGGCCTACCACTATCATAAAGGTGACGATAACACATATCACCAGGATAGTGATTACCGCCTCAAAGAGAGACTTCATATTGGGACTCCTAAAGAACCCCTTGACACCCCACACGGG